TCAACTACTTCCATGAACTTATTACCAAAAGCATCTTCAATTGAGAGGGATTCACTAGTTCCACCACCATTACCACCGTTACCGCCTTCTCCACCCTCTACAGGTTTGTCAATTCCAACTTCTTGGGGTTCATGACCACCACCACCAAAACGTGCAGCCATCTTCAAACCCTCAGGCATCTTCTTGCACTTCTTATCAGTGTAGCAGTAGTACATTCCCTTACCACACTTCTCTTCACCGAGGATAATATCAACAAGTTTGATACCAGGTACGACTTCTTCTTCAGACACTTTTTTCATGTCTTGGGTGCGTCCAGGGAGGGAAGGTCCTTTACCTTTCTTTTGCAGCATCTTTGCAGCAGTTCTTCCTTCAACACCGCCAGCGTCTGCTCTATTCTGGAGTTTCTTATCTCTCTCGGAACCCTTCTTCGCTTTAGGGTTGATTTCAAAACTAGGCATCTCTAGAAAACACTTTTTTTCTATTTATCTTCGTTTAGATTTTTAGCTTGCTGCTTAAGCATCTTTGATAACTCTGCAGTAGATCCAAAGAACATTGCATTGTTGGTTACGTTTGTAGGGCCTTTTTCGTCGGCGTCTAAGTCCTTCAACTTCTTCTGAAGATCAAGTAATTTGTCAGTCGCATCTGCAACATTTTTAATTAACTGTCCGACGACTTCAAATTGTCTTGCTTGTCCACTGTCTTGGGCGAGTTCCAACGCAGTATCCAACGCCTCTTGTCCCTTCTCAATGATGGAATAGAGGTTACCTCTCGTGTATTCATAATCCTTAGTTACATCTTCAGATTCTGAAGGTCTTGTTATCTCCTTCTTCTCCTTCTCTGGTTTTACAATCTCTGCCTCCACATCAAATGTATCGTTAAGATCCTTAAATTTATCATTCATGTCAATTACCCACTAAATCCAAAGTCATCACCTGCTTGAACAGAATCATTATCAGCACTGGTAATTAAGAGAACACCAGCACCTTCAACGTGTTCAGATGCAGTAGTTCGATACATTCCACGAGTAACAGTTAACTCACCACCATCTTTTTTCTTAACATACATTGTCTCATCATCAATAGTGATATAAGATTTTACTGGAATGTTTTGATCGTCATTAATCTTAACTAAGGTACTGGAATCAGAGAGGTCCTCTGCAAGATTAGTAATAACGTTTCCATTGTATGCTTTTGTTGCAACGGGAGTTTTGTATATAATAGATCTTGTTGCTTCTGGACTTGGATCTCCAGCACCCAAACCAATGGAAACTCTGTTGATGATATCTTTGCTGCTGTCTGGTACTGGTCCAAACAAGAAAGTTTTTGCTGTAAATTTTAACGTATATAATAGTACTCTTCTCGATGTGTAATCTCCCTCATAATTATCTTGGAAGGATACACTTTCTAATGTGATTGGAATGTCTCTCTTTTCACCAATAGACTCAATCAAATCAATTGTAAGATTGAAGTTTGGTTGGAAGTATGGTAAAATTTGCTCTACAATTTGCAGAGCATCATCATTTAAAAGTGTCATAATATTCAACTCAAATGCCATATTGTATGGCACAGGGAAGAACATTTTTTTAATATCTGTTTTATCTGTTCTAGGTGCTACAGCATATGCTTGTGTAGTCGCTAACTTACGACTATTATCGTAAGATACTCCAGTGAACTCAAATGACATTCTTGGGAGACTAATTTGAATGGGTTTATTCAGATCAGGTTGCTGTTCAAGCCTTGCCAAGAATTTTTGAGTAGGTCCATAGGCAAGAGGAACTTTGATGATCTCATCACCATCTCTATTAATCTCAATACCATTGAAGAGGGTTCCAAATGCAATCACCGTCTTCCTAAAAATCTGGTGATAAAAATGATCAAACATGGTCTATCTCCTAAGGGCTGCCAAATGGGTTAGATTCACTAAAGTCAAGAATCGCATCTGCTTCCTGTTCAATGGTTACATTCTGCGCGTAACCATCTTCAGGAACATTAAATGTATTTAGGTTAATATTTGCGTAAGCAGCACCACTTGCTTGACCTATAATAGATTCTCCACTCTGGAATTCCCCGACAATATCTTTTAACTTAAGAACTTGAGTTACAGAATTCCAAGAATTAACCCGTCCAGTTGCACTACTTGCAGAACCAACCACATCTTCATTAGTTAGATATGTACCATATCCAACAGTATTTTGTGGTCCAGAAATTACAATTTCTGGTACTCCTTCATAGTATCCACCCGCATCTTCAATCACAAGTTCTGTGATTGTTCCTAGACCAGAGAGTCTTGCCGTAATCTTGGCGTCAATTGTAGTACTTGCAATTCCAGGTGCAACAACAGTGACAGTTGGAATACTGATATACCCACTACCACCACTAGTAATAGTTACAATACCAATGGCAGCATCTGCTATTTGAGCAGTTGCATAAGCACCAGATCCCTCTCCACCATGGAAGGTAACTCTAGGAACAGATGTATATCCAAATCCAGGATCTGCAAGGGTAACTTTCTGTACTCTGAGATTATCTGGACTTGCATCACAAAGATCAATAATGCCACCAATCATTGAGGCAATACCAACAGCAGTTCTACCAGATGTCGGTGCAGAACTTATGGCAACTCTTGGTGTGCTAGTGTATCCAGACCCTCTTCTGTTTACAAGTATTCTTCTTACAACACCATCATTCAAGGTTGTAATTGCAGTTGCTGTAGATCCAACACCAACCATATTGAAAGTTTGAATGTAACCAGCATCAATTACATTATCATCAATCTCAGAGACTCCAGTATCAATCTCCTCGTCATTGTATGCAAAGAGTTCTAATCTAAGCTCATAAACATAATTCTTCTGTAATTGCCAGAAGGGTTTTTCATGCTCAACATACTTAATTTCAAATAATCTATCACCAAGTGGAAAATATATGAGATCTCCTTCTTTTGGTCTAGATGTGAGTTTTGTTCTATCAATTAACGCTGCCTGTTGTTGAACAACAGATTCATATCTCTCTTTTGAGATAATAATGGTTAAATCATCAACTTCTTGTACACCAAACTTAGACAATAAAGTTCCTGCACCACTAAATCCTTCATATGTATCCACATATGCTTCAAGAGGAATCGCTGCGGTAAACTCAGACCGAGACACTTCCTCCATGACAGTTTTTTCATTTTGAAAGACTCTTGGAAGATAATATACTTCCACTCCGAACATTTTAAGTTGTTCGTTTACTAAGTCTTGAACTAAATTTTGTTCTCCAGAAGAACCATGGAGAAAGAATGGATTTAACGCCATATGATTAACCGATCATATCTAATGGTGGAAGTTCGTATGTAGAAGACATCTTGTCTATCAGAGCATTTAGCTCATTCACACCATCGTCGTAAATTTGTCTACCATTTAATTCTGTTCCACCAGGAAGTTTTACTCCCTGGAATTTGATTAAGTTCTGACCCCACTGCTTCTTGAGAGCAGCAGTAACATACTTCTTGAGGAAAGAATCACTCCATACTCCAGGAGAATCATTTGGATCAAGAAGTCTATAACAGTCAATGACTAAGATATCTCCAGGATCGAGGGATGACCAGTCCATATCCATGTAAAGTCTATCTTGTCTTTGATTGAATCTTATCTGTTTTTGTGTTGTCAACAAAAAGTCAATATCAGACAATTGTCTCTTAACCATAGAATATGTTAAGAGTTCAAGGGAACTAAAATGATAAAGATCATTCAAGAACAACTGATATTTAATGTTAAACATTCCACTGGAAAGACTGCTAGATCCCTCAAAGTGAAATACTTTGGTAATACCAATAATTTGAGGAGGAACTGGAATAAAATTCTCAGTTTCATAAAAGTTAAATGTAGTTGGTGTTCCTCCTACAGTTCCAGTTACTTGAGTTGATGCAATGCCTACACCACCTACTTTTGCTCTTGCTCTATCAATGTCTGCTTGAGTTACTTCGTACTTTAAAAATGTTTGAACAACACCATCAAAATGTCTCTCATAAAAAAATTGTAGAGAATCATCAATAATATCATCAATTTGTTCATCAGCAACGTTGATCTCCAGCACAGGAGCACCTAGTTGCCTCTTTGCGTAGTCAATCAGTCCTTGTCTGCTTGCTGGAGTTGCCATTTACTTGTCCTTGTTTATTAATTGGATTAAGAGATCTTTAATTTCATTTACATCATTTTCTAATCTATCAAGTCTCTCTTTTTCTCTACCTTTTGCCTTTCTAAGATTTTTATATGAGTCATAGCCTCGCTTGTCGCGATTCACAATCGCATTTGTTTGTGAATCTCTAACAAGAAAACTATGACCCTCAACCTTAAAATACCTATTTTCCATACTATGCAAGTGCGATAACTCTTAGGTCTCTCATTCTTGGCGGATACGCCTGGTTCGTCGAAGTTCCTACGAGTTTTACACTAAAGTATTTAAACTCTGGAAGATTATCAATACTAAATTCATAATCTTTGTAGATTAGATTAGTACTGTCTGATGCAAGTACATCAGTCTTAGGAACTCTCTTATTGGGTAAACCATTGCTCTCTGCAAAGTCCAGGATATTACCATTTACATCCAAATTGGTGTAACCAGGGAATGGATAGTAGAGTGGTTCTACTTCTGGAGTATTGCTGATAGAATAGAATGCTCTGATATCACTGTATGTATTTACATACCCTGCGAGAAGAACTTTAATGGAAGTTGCAGGATTCTCGAGCTCTACTGGTTTGTTTGCATAGATGAATGCGGTTGGATCCTCATTCAGAGATGCTGTTCTAGAGTCATTCTTATAATCAGTGATTGGGGCATTGATTCTATTAGAGATCAGAACCATACCAACTCTATCAAGGTCAATCATTGGAGATACATTGCTATTTGCGGTAGACAATGTAAAGGTCATTTCCATAGACTTATTGCCAGGGAGATTGCTAAGTTGAGCAAGTTCATTGACTCTAGAAGCAATCATTCTGGGTTCTGGCAGATAGGTATCTTCATCAAGATTAATACTGGTTTTTTCGGTCTCAACAAATGAGATTTCATTACCATCTATACTTGTAGCAGAGATACCCTTAAGTTCTGCAGAGATTGAAGTTCCTGGAAGAGCCATTGTTTGAACAATGGGTCTCACTGCTTCATACTGAATGTTTTGTGTTGCATATATCAAATCTCCACCAGTAGACTTGGTAGTATTGATATAAAGCTTATTAAGACCAGATCCAGAACTTCTATCAACACCGTTAGTAGCAGTATTGACTCTAATGTAGTAAGAATCAAGCGTGATTGGTCTATTTACAAGAGCATCTTGTAATGTATGATCAGTATTAATTCTTCTTAAAGAAATACCATTATTTTCATACTTTTGAATAGATGTCTTTAATGGATAGGTGTATGTTCTTGTATTGTCAACACCCCTAGTAATTCCGATTAATTGTCCAGCTTCAACACCAGTGTAAGAGATAATCTCTTCATCAATGATTACATAACCAGGATTAGTAGAAGCAACAGACACATTCTCAAATGTTGCAAATCCAGATGTATTTGCAATACTGATTGCACCAGAGTCGGAGTTTGTATATTCTGCGGTAAGAGTTGTTGGTTTAAGATCTCCCTTGACACCACTAATACTGACAGTATTTAAAGTAGAGTGCATACCATGGTTTTTATGATTAACCTTGATATGAAGACCATCTTCCGCAAGACTTGCAAGTTCAAAATCATCAACCGAAATGTCACCACCAGCAACAGCAACCATTGTCGTAATTCCTGTTGATGGACTTACATACTGAATTGGTTTTGCTGCGTTAATTTCAAATTCACCTTGAATATTGTCAATTATCAGTTCATTGATGCCAGTTACGTTACTGAGAGATAGTTGGAGATTTCTTCCTAACTGATCATTACCAAAGTTGCCGACAGTGAATACATCACCAACTTGATAACCAGAACCACCAGAGTTAATAGTTGCAGCAATAGCAACACCATTTATAGAACCATCAGCGCCAATTGTAATATCGGCAGTAGCATTTCTACCATTACCACTGAATGTAACCAAAGGCACATTAGTAAATGTGAATTGATTTCCATCAGATGGTGTATATCCAATACCAGCATTGATAATGGTAAGATCTCCTGTTGCAGATCCACCAGCGCCAACGTAATCACCACTTACATTTGCATCTTTCTGAACAATAGTGTTACCTATTACAAAGTTGGATGTATCAATAATATCGTTAGCAGTAACAATTACCCGCTTAGATTCAAACTCTAAGGCGTCCTTAGTGAGGTTTGCAATCTGTTGATTACCTTTAGCAAGTTCTGGATTGAAGAAAGATACCGTAGCAGATTCATCAAAACCTGCAGTATAAAGACTAAACTTAAGATCCTCATACTGAGATGCATTCCAAGTGGAACCATTTTGAGATTTAAACAGAGATCCAAGGTGTGGTTGTGCAGATACGAGAACTTGTCTAGACTCTGCTTGTAGCAGTGTGCTTACATCAACTTCACCCATTCTGGAGATCCAGACGGTGTATTCATTAGACTGCGAGAGAAGAACAACACAATGCTCTGTTCCACCATTCAGATAAACTGGTGCTGGGAATACTACAGTTGTAGGAATTGTTGCATCAAAAGATTCTTCAACTTGATCAGATTCAAGAATTACCTCACCAAATGGATATATTTGGTTAGAAGGATAACCATTTACCATCGGTCTCAATTGTACCGTGACAGGTAGAAGTGGATCCTTCGTTCTGAAGAATACTTCAACCTCGGTTACAAATGCTCCTGGATCATCAACAATCGAGAACGATTGTGCCAAGGGGTCTTTACCTCTTCTCGGTGGTCTCGGCGGACGGGGAGGACGAGGTGGTGGTGCTGGTCTAGGTGGTCTTGGAGGACGTGGCGGTGGTGCTGGAC